GCCGACGAGCACGGACAGGCGGGCTACGTGAACGCCCACTCCGACATGCAGGCGGCAGTCGATACGTGTTGGGGCTCAACGGGTCCGCGTCGTGAAAAGCTGCTGCTTCACACCACCACCGCAGGCCGCATCAAGGAAGGCCCCTACAAGACCAAGTTGGAACAGGTGGAAGCATCGTTGATGAGCGAGATGCAGTACCCCCTCGGACAGCCCCACCGCACGCCCGACGACTACTGGTGCGCCTTCCTGCTCCAGCTCGATCCTTGGGAAATCACCGACGACCTGACGAAGCTCGACGACCCCGAACTCTTCAAGAAGGTGAACCGCTCGATAGGCACCACCGTCCAGCCCACCTACTACCGCGAGCGACTGCACGAAGCGGCCACCGGCACGGAGGACACTAAACAAGAGGTGCTGACGAAGGACTTTAATATGTGGCAGACGGGCAAGGTGACGAAGTGGATCACCTCAGACCGCATCCGCTTACTTCAGAAGACCGATGGCAGACGCATAGACGATTGCAAGTTCATCGACGAGCAAGGGCGCGAGCGGTGGCACGTGTTCTGTGGTCTTGATTTCTCTTCGGGCGACGACCTCTTTGCCATTACCTATATGGCTGTGGACTGGCTACCGAGCGACACGATGCAAGGACGTTTCTTCGTTGACACCGACTGCTGGGTGCTGGAGAAGACGATGAACGACAGCCCGAACCGACCGTTGTATGAGCAGTGGGTGGAGCAGGGATGGTTGCACGTCTGCCCCGGTGAGGTGTTCGACTCTGCCTATGCCATCAACCGCATCGCGGAACTGGTGGAGAAGGGCATCAACATCTACTACTTCGGCTACGATCCTGCCCAGAGCGTCACACCCATCAACAACCTGAAGGCGTGGCTTCAGACGCTCTTCCAGAAGCGCGGCACGATGTCGGTGAAGGACATTGCCGACGCCATCCAGCACATGGTGATACCAGTCAGCCAGTCGGGATTCACGCAGAACCCCCGCATCGGCGAGATGGAAGAGAAGATGCTTGGTCAGAACGAATGGATGCACTTCTCGGACAACCCCCTGTTTCCGTGGTGTTTCGGAAATGCCGGCATCGAGAGCAAGGGCGACCCTCCAATCAGGCGCGTGGTGAAGGGCACTGGGCACTTGGGTAAGATAGACCCGATTCACGGCCTGCTCGATGCACTATATTGTTTTGATTTGAGTGAAGGGAAAGTATCGGAGTAACCCCCTGGCTCTACAGGTTGATGGAGTGCGCTCTGGGCAAGCGTCTCGCCTATGCCGTGGTGCTGTGCTACGACCTCCTACTGCTGATGACCCGTGCCGACGGCATCGCCATGCTCCCCGGCTGGCAAGCCTCGCGCGGCGCACAGATTGAGAACTACGTCAGCATGCACTTCTGGATGCAAGGCATCAGCAAGGCGGTGACGGAGGAAATCGAGAGAATCAAGTAACGACAAACAATTTATCAAGGTTTCGGGTTTTACCCGCTTTTACAAAACGAAGTGACTAAAAGAACTATGACAAAGATAGAATGGACTGAAAGAACGTGGAACCCGATACACGGTTGCACGAAGGTAAGCGAAGCCTGTCAGAACTGCTATGCGGAGGTGATGGCACGACGTTTACAGAAGATGCCGGGAAGTGCCGAGAAGTACCGCAACGGATTCCAAGTGACGCTGCATCCAGAATGTCTCACGGAGCCGCTTACGTGGAAACGGCCGCAGATGGTGTTCGTCGTGTCGATGGGCGACCTGTTCCATCAGGATGTGCCGTTCGACTTCATCGACAACGTGATGCAAGTAATCAGGCAGACGCCACAGCACACATACCAACTGCTGACCAAGCGACCTGAGCGCATGGCGAACTACTTCCAGACACGCCACGGCGCACCGCTCAACTGCTGGCTCGGTACAACCTGCGAGAGCAGCCGACACTACGACCGCATCGACCACCTCAGAGCCGTACCGGGCGGTGCTGTGAAGTTTGTCTCGTGCGAACCTTTGCTTGACAATATGCCCGACATCAACCTCGACCGTATCGACTGGGTGATAACAGGTGGCGAGAGCGGTGCCCGCGCCCGACGTACCGACCCCCATTGGTTTCGCTCATTGCGTAATGCAGTGCTGGCAACGCACAGAGTCGCGTTTTTCTTCAAGCAGTGGGGAGCATGGGGCGAGGATGGCGTGAAGCGCAGCAAGTATGAGAATGGCTCCACCCTCGACGGTGAAGAGTGGAAAGAATATCCCGAATTGCACGGCAAGGTGTTCAACGACGGCAACGTGTTCCACGTCAAAGGCGACCTCACGAAAGTTAGCAAGAGAAATACAGAATATAAGGGACTCTGATGGAGAAGTATAATAACAATAAAAAGGAGAACGGAAAATGAAGAAAGTATTTATGGTTTTGATGCTGCTGCTGACAGTGAGCGTAGCGGTGAATGTAGTAATTCTGACGCGACAGCCGGAAACGGAGACGAAAATCGAGCGCGACACGGTGTGGCGGGATACAACCATCCGTGAGCCGGTGGCAGTGGAGACGGTCAGGACGGAGAGGGTGGTGATGGTGAAGGTGGCTGTGGTACAGCCACAAACTCAACGGGACACAGTGCATGACAGTATCGAAGTACCATTGCCGATTATGCAGAAGCGGTATGAGGATAGTCTATATACGGCGTGGGTGAGTGGATTCGAGCCGACGCTGGATAGTATCAACCTGCGACTGCCTACGATTACGGAGACGGTGACGAAGACGGTAGTGAAGCCGTCGCCGCTGATTACCGTCGGCATTCAGGCCGGTGGCGGGTATGGAGTGTTCAGCCGACAGCCGGACATCTATATCGGAGTGGGCGGTCAGATAAACTTCTGGAGAAAATAACGACTGATGTTTTAAGGAAAGAAATTAGCAGAAATTAACCAGAAATTATTTTCGACAACGGATTTAACGGATTATAAGCTATGAGTATATACGACCCAAACAATCCTTTCGGCATGATGCCGGAGATTCCGAGCGAGCATATGAAAGAGATGAGCGACGAGGATCTGCACCTGATAGGGTGTATGACACCGCTGGCAACGATGGTCATTATGGCCGTCGTGTTTGTTGTATGCGTGCTGATTGCGTGGATATTCTGACGGACACCCCGGCGACGGAACCGCCGTGCACAGTAACGGACGGCGGTAAACCCAGGACGGGGATGCGCGGGATAGGTAGAAGTTGAACAAATAAAAAACATTGAAGACTATGGCAAAAAAGATTTTCTACGGAGTAATGTTGTTCCTGTATGTGCTGGGGACGATTAACGGCATCGGTTACTCGCTCTACATCGGTGAGTATGTGACGGCGGTCGGTGTGGCTGTGCTGTCGTTCATGGCATTTCCCACCGTGGTTAATTATTGGAAATACTTGCAGGCATGATGGAGTGGCTGACAAACATACCCGACTGGCTGAGCCTGATATTCGGCGGTTCTATCATCTCCATCGTGACGTGGCGGTTTGCCCGACAGAAGGCGGCAGCTGAAGCCAAGGAGGCCGAGGCCAAGGCGAAACAGGCCGAGGCGGAAGCCAAGAAAGCGGAAGCCGAGGCAATGAAGGAGAAGCAGGACTACTATCAGCAGATGGCCGACGACCTGGCGAAAGACCGTGACTACTACAAGGGCGAGCGCGACGAGTATCGTATCACCATCAAGAAGTACGACGAACGGATGGATCAGCTGGAAAGGAATCAGGCACGGCAAGGCCGGATGATTGAGTCGATGCGCCCTTTTCTGTGTGCAGACCTCAGTTGCAAGCTGCGAAAGCGCGTTGTCATCTCGGGCGACGAGGTTGTTGATCCCGCGACTGAAGGCGCAGGAACGGAACGAAGAGAGAAGCAGGCCGCGGACAACAGCGGACAATCGCGGACGGAGGCTGCCGATATTGAACCACTAAACAGCGACGAACTATGAACACACATGTAACCATGCATTTTACAATAGAAGAGATGTACGCCTCGGCAACGGCCAAGGCGAAGGGGATCGACAACAAGCCGAACGTGCAGCAGATGATTAATCTGGTGTATCTCTGCGCCTACGTGCTGGAGCCGCTGAGGGTGGCGATGAACGAGCCGATAAAGATAGGCAGTGGTTTCCGTTCAGCCAAGCTCAATGCTGCAGTGGGTGGTGTGTGGAACTCGCAGCACCTGAAGGGGCAGGCCGCTGACCTCTGCATCGATGGAGACATGAAGAAGGGCCGCAAGTGGTTTGACTATATCAAGAACCACCTTGAGTTCGACCAGCTCATATGGGAGCACAACCCCAAGACAGGCTCATATTGGGTTCATGTGTCGTTCGTTTTTCCCGACTTTGGCAAGAACCGCCGTAAGGTCATCGACCTGCTGGAGAAGAAATAGAGAGTAATATTTTTTGTTTCATAAACGACGAGCCGTGAGGCCCGATAGTGATATTTAACTTTATTATTTAAGTGTTTGTTTTTCATTTTTTATTAAGGTTTTGTTTTAGTAGTATTTTTTTGAGCACGTGAGTGCTCTGCACTTAAAATAGTAATATCATATCATTGGGGCGACAGCGGTCGCCCGTTTTTGTGTATCATTTTTGTTTTATGGGGGCACGGCAGTGCCCTTTTTTTGTCCTTACGGCTGAACAGCAAGGTGCAGTAAACCCACGACAATGATACGGGCGACTGGTATATGACAGATATCTCAGGCGTATTTGAAGTTGACGGACTGGTAAGGCAGAAGCAGGCCTTGGAACGGTTGATGATGAGCAACCCCGACATGGAAAAGCGGGTACAGAAGCTCATCCGCACTGTGCTGTCGCAGGCACGCCGGCAGATTGTTGGCGACATCAAGGGCAGCGGTAGCATGAAGAGCGACCCCAGGCAGGCATACAAGGCGGTGAAGTCGGCAGTGTATCGTCGCATATTGGGCGGTAATGTCAGCATCCTCAGCAAGCGCAAGGCAGGACGGCGCGGCCCCGTGCCACCAGTCTATCACAAGCTGGAGCATGAGGTCAACAGCAAGGGCAACCACCGAGGCGGCAACCGAATGCCGCGCAGTCGCA